GTTTGCTCGAACGCCGTGAAAACTATCGAATTGGCACTGTGCCAATCGGTGCAGCTTTGCTGTGCGCAGGAGTGGACGTTCAGAAGGATCGCATCGAGGTCTCGGTCTGGGCATTCGGTCGAGGCAAAGAGGCCTGGCTGGTTGAGCACCGTGTGCTGGCTGGCGACACCTCCCGCGATACGGTCTGGCAACGACTGCGTGAAATGCTCGATGAGTCATGGACGCATGCGTCTGGGGTGCAGTTGCGTCTGAGTCGCATCGGTCTTGATACCGGCTTTGCCACGCAAGAGGCCTATGCCTTCGTGCGCAAGCTGCGAGATCCTCGACTGCTACCCATGAAGGGTGTGGCTCGCGGCGCTGCATTGGTCGGATTGCCGACGGCGGTGGACATGACTGTGGGCGGCAAGAAGCTTCGCCGGGGTGTTCGGGTCTATTCGGTGGTGGGAGGAATTGCCAAGCTGGAGTTCTACAACCACCTTCGCAAGACCATGGAGGTGACCGAGGACGGCGAAATCCTCTATCCCGCCGGGTACATCCATTTGCCCAAGGTCGATGCCGAGTTTGTGCAGCAGTTGTGCTCAGAGCAGCTTGTCACGCGTCGGGATCGCAATGGGTACCCAGTGCGCGAGTGGCAAAAGCTTCGTGAGCGCAACGAAGCGCTTGATTGCTACGTCTATGCACGGGCGGCTGCCAGCCTCGCTGGACTGGACCGATACGAGGAGCGTCATTGGCGTGAATTGGAAAAACCGCTGGGCGTTTCAGGACCACCTGAAGACGCTCAATCAACCAAGCAAGAAGCCACCCCCAGCGGTGGCTTCGTTGTTTCTAAAGGACCACAACGCGGCAGGCGCTTGATTCGCAGCCGGTGGATGAACTGATGACGACCTATACCCTTGAACACGCCCAAGCACTGCGAGAAGCCATTGCCAGTGGTGAGCATCGGGTGACCTACGACGGCAAGACCATTGAGTACCGCACGGTCTCCGATCTCAAGCTGGCCTTGGCCGAAGTGGAGGCTGGGCTTGCATCGGACAGCGGCAAAACCAAGACTCGTCAGATCAGAGTCACCACATCCAAAGGGTTCTGAGATGGCCTTTTGGAAAAAACTCACAGCCTATGTGGGCTGGAATTCTGTTCACGAGGCTGCTGGCTCAGGCCGCAGATCTCGTGCCTGGAATCCTGGTGACCCGGGGGCGGTCTCGGCGATGCTGGCCACGGGCAATCAGCTGCGGGTCAAGTCTCGGGACCTGGTGCGCCGAAACGCCTGGGCGGCCAACGCGGTCGACAGCTTTGTCTCTAACGCAATTGGCACTGGCATCAAGCCGCAATCCTTGGTGGATGACCCCAAGTTTCGGGAGCGAATTCACGCTTTGTGGTGGCAGTGGGTCGAGGAGGCAGACAGCAACAACCTCACAGATTTCTACGGCCTGCAGTCACTAGCCTGCCGGGCCATGGTCGAGGGCGGCGAATGCCTGATCCGTATCCGTAATCGGCGGCAGGAGGATGGCCTGAGTGTTCCGATCCAGTTGCAGATTCTGGAGCCCGAGCATCTGCCGTTGAGCTTGAACACGCTCAGTGCATCGGGTAACCCGATTCGTAGCGGCATCGAGTTTGATGCCCTTGGACGTCGGGTGGCTTACCACCTGTACCGCGAGCATCCGGGGGATCCGAGTTTGACGGTCAATGGCAACGACCTGGTGCCCGTTCCTGCTGAGGAGATCGTTCACCTGTTTCGCCCACTGCGGCCAGGTCAGATTCGTGGCGAACCCTGGCTGTCGCGAGCCTTGGTCAAACTCAATGAACTCGATCAGTACGACGACGCAGAGCTGGTTCGAAAGAAGACCGCAGCCATGTTCGCTGGCTTCATCACGCGCCAGTCGCCTGAGGACCAATTGCTGGGCGAGGGCGAAGCCGACGAGTTTGGCGTAGCCATGGCGGGTCTGGAGCCAGGAACCCTGCAAGTCCTGGAGCCTGGTGAGGACGTGAAGTTCTCCGATCCAGCAGATGTTGGGGGCTCTTACGCGGAGTTTCTGCGCGTGCAGTTCCGTGCAGTCGCAGTGGCCATGGGTATCACCTATGAACAGTTAACGGGCGATCTGTCGGGAGTGAACTACTCGTCGATCCGTGCCGGGCTCCTTGAATTCCGTCGCCGATGTGAAGCCATCCAGCACGGTGTGATCGTGCATCAGATGTGTCGCCCGATCTGGCGTGCCTGGATGGATGCGGCAGTGCTCAGTGGTGCGCTGGCCGCACCGGGATATGCCAAAAACCGTCAAGTCGCCAGAGCGTGGCAGACGGCGAAGTGGATTCCCCAAGGTTGGCAGTGGGTGGATCCTGAAAAGGAATTCAAAGCCCTGCAGTTGGCCATTCGATCCGGATTGATGAGCCGTTCCGAAGCGATTTCGTCCTTTGGCTACGACGCGGAAACGATCGACAAGGAGATCGCAGCTGACAACGCGCGAGCCGATGCGTTGGGACTCGTTTTGGATACGGACCCCAGGCAAGTGGCTCGCAATGGCGCGACCAACTCGGCAGCGCCCTCGCTCCCCCCTGACTCACCAAGCGCGCCCTTGGTGGATCAGCAAACCTAACTCAGAGGACCTATGAACCACATCTCGTCGATGCCACATCTGGCATCGCGAATCTTTGGCACGCCCCTGCTGATTCACCCCAGAAAGCTGGATGTGATTCTCTCGGTGATTGGCCCCCGTTTGGGATTGGCCATGTCAGACGATTCGCAAGCACTCATCAAGCACTTGGCGGCGCAAGCCCCGCCTGTCAATTCCACGGCGCTGACATCGAACATTGCTGTCATCAGCGTGTCCGGAACATTGGTCCGTCGAGCTGCAGCAGTCGATGCGGCTTCGGGCCTGACAAGTTACGCGGTCATCAGTGCGCAACTTGCGCAAGCTGTGCGTGATCCGGCTGTCAGTGCGATTTTGCTGGACATCGATTCACCAGGCGGTGAGGCCGGTGGGGCGTTTGATCTGGCGGACCAGATCATGGCGGTACGGCAAATCAAACCCATTTGGGCTGTAGCCAACGACGACGCGTTCTCGGCGGCCTATGCCATTGCCAGCGCGGCCAGTCGGGTCTATGTCACCCGGACGGGAGGCGTGGGCTCTGTTGGGGTGATCGCGTTGCATGTGGATCAGTCGCAGCGGGACGCCATGAGCGGACTTCGCTACACGGCGGTGTACGCCGGGGACCGCAAGAACGACATGTCGCCCCATGCGCCCTTGTCCACCGATGCGGCGCGGGCCCTGCAGGCCGAGGTAGACCGGCTGTATGGCCTGTTCGTTTCGACGGTCGCAGCCAACCGAAACCTTTCTGCACAAGACGTTCAGGACACCGAAGCAGGGCTGTATTTCGCGCAAGACGCGATTGATGCCGGTCTAGCCGACGTGGTCGGGACGCTTGACGACGCACTGCTTGCTCTGAGTGAAGAGCTCCGCACGCAATCGACATCCATCGCGCGAATTCAAGGTTCGGGCCGCGAGATGGGGATCTCAACGCCCGGATCGTCCATAAAAAGGAGTGTTTGCATGCAAAACGATGCAACCCAAGCTGCCGATGGGCAGACAGCTCAAGAAGAGCAACAGCAATCTCAACCAGCCGATCAGGCGAGCGCTGGATCTGGGCCTAGCCAAGACAGCGACACCTCGCAAGACGCAGGAGGCGAAACCAGTGCACAGGTGCAAGCCAGTTCTGCTGGTCAAAGCCATGACATCAAGGCGGCCAGTGCTCAGGTGCTGGCGATTGCCGAGATGTGTCTTCTGGCCGGGAAGGCCGAGATGACAGCGGGCCTGATTGAGCGTGGTGTTTCGGTTGACCAGGCGCGCAAGGAGCTTCTGGCGGCCAAGGCCTCTGCATCTCCCGAGATCTCCAGTCGCATCTTGCCGGAGGCAGGAACCCAAACCCAAACCAAGCCCGAAGACAGCCCTGTCGTTCGTGCCGCGAAGCAGCGCGCTCAAAACCAGCGTGATGCAGCCCAAGTCAACCATCGTTAATAGGAGAAGCTGATGACTGCCATTACCAATGACCTCACCTTGGGCGACCTGCTCAAGTACGAAGAGGAAAACCTGTACTCCCGTGATCAGGTCACGGTGGTGTCCGGGCAGAGCTTGAAGCTCGGAGCCGTGATTGGCCGAGTGAGTGCCACCCAAAAAGTCAAAGCCCTCGACCCTTCTGCGACCGATGGCTCAGAGGTTGCCGCTGGCGTGGTGCTGCAAAGCATCGATGCCAGTGCCGCAGAAAAAACCAACGGCCTGATCGTCTCGCGTCAAGCCATCGTGGCCGATCACGCGTTGATCTGGCCTGCCGCCATCACCACGGAAGAAAAAACCGCAGCCATCGCTCAACTCGATGCGATCGGCGTCCTCGTTCGTCAAGGAGTCTAAGCAATGAACAATCCTTTCCAGTCCCCTGCGTTTTCGATGACGGCGCTTACCGCCGCCATCAACATCCTGCCCAATCAGTTCGGCAAACTCGATCAGCTCAACTTGATGCCTGCTCGCCCTGTGCGCTTTCGTCAGATTGCTGTGGAAGAGCGAAACGGCGTTCTGAACCTGCTGCCCACGCTGCCCGTGGGTGCGCCTGGCACGGTGGGAAAGCGCGGTCGCCGTACTCTGCGCTCGTTCATCATCCCGCACATTCCGCACGACGATGTGGTGCTGCCAGAAGAGGTTCAAGGTCTGCGCGCCTTTGGCTCTGAGACCGACACCGAAACCATCGCAAACGTGATGACCGAGCATCTGCAGTCGATGCGCAACAAGCACGCCATCACGCTGGAGCATTTGCGCATGGGCGCACTCAAGGGCGTGATTCTGGATGCGGATGGCTCGGTTCTCTACAACCTCTTCGATGAGTTCGGTATTGAGCCCAAGGAATTGAACTTCGCGCTCAACAACGAAAAAACCGATGTCAAGAAAAAGTGCCTGGACCTCAAGCGCTACCTTGAACTCAACCTCAAGGGCGAGTACATGACTGGCGTTCGCGTACTGGTCTCGCCGGAGTTCTTTGATCTGCTGACGGCCCACCCCAATGTGGTCAAGGCGTATCAGTGGTACCAGGAGAGCCTGGCGCTGCGTGCTGACCAACGCACAGGCTTTACCTTTGCGGGTGTCACCTTCGAAGAGTATCTGGGCCAGGCCTCCGATGTGGATGGCAATGTGCGCAAGTTCATTGCTTCTGGCGAAGGCCATGCCTTCCCCGAGGGCACGTTGGACACTTTTGCCACGTACTTTGCTCCGGCTGACTTCAATGAGACGGTCAACACGCTGGGGCAGCCCCTGTACGCCAAGCAAGAGCCGCGCGAATTTGGTCGCGGCACGGATCTGCATACGCAGAGCAATCCGCTGCCGATGTGCCATCGCCCGGGGCTCTTGGTCAAACTTCTGGCCAGCTGATGTCACGCGATCCGTTTGCGCTGGGTGTCAAACGGTTGTTCGCAAGTTTGGGCTCTCCGGCGCAGTACAGCACTGTTGCCGGGGAGACCATCGAGCTCAAGGTCATCAGCAAGGCACCGGATTCGGTACAGGAATTCGGCCAGTCACACCTGGCGGTGACCTCGTATCGGTTTGACTTGCAGGCGGTAGACATCACCCGACCTCAAGAGGGCGATCGCCTGACGTGGCGGGGTGTCATTTTTGTCATTCAGGGCGATGCACTGGTTGACCGTGATCGCTTGATCTGGACTGTGAGTGCCTACCCCTTGCCTGACTATCCCTCGACGGGGAGGTGAGCATGAGCGTGCGACTTCTGGCTGCTCTTCAGGGCGACCTCTCCAAGATGATGGAGCAGGAACTCAACTCCGCGCGGGTGGCAGTGACCACCGGCGTTCGAGAGGTGACACAGGGCCTCAAGAGTGAATTGCGCTCGCAGATCGAAGGGTCTGGTCTGGGCTCGCGTCTGGCCAATACCTGGCGTGGGGAGGTGTATCCGAAAGGCCGCCCCAGTCTGGGGTCGGCAGGGCTTGTTTACAGCCGCGCACCGGTTGTCGTTGCGGCGCACGACCAAGGCGCGTTGATTCGTTCGAAGAATGGGTTCTGGCTCGCCATCCCGCTCCCTGCGGCAGGCACTGGGCCACGCGGTAAGCGAATGACGCCAGGCCTTTGGGAGCGCATGCGTGGTCAACGACTGCGTTTCGTCTATCGCTCTGGGAAACCGTCGCTGCTGGTGGCGGACAACTTTCGAGCCAAAACAGGCAAGCGCGGAGGCTTTGCGGCGGCATCTGCTTCCGCTCAGAAATCAGGACGGGGGTTGACCACAGTCCCCATTTTTTTGCTGGTGCCGCAAGCCCAACTCAAGAAGAAATTTGACATCGCCAGTGCTGCCCAACGGTGGCAAGACAGGCTGATGGTGTTGGTCACGCAGTCGTGGCCAGAAGAACGCTCGGACACATGAAATGACGATGAAAACCAGCCAGCGAGAAGCGGCGCTGGGGGCCTTGTTCACGCTGTTGGACGGACTTCCCTTGCAGCCCAACGCCATACGCAGAAATTCATCCCTGCCTGAGCGGCTCAGTGAACACGCGATGGTGTTCCTGCGCGATGGCGACATGACGCAGGTCGATGTCACCTTGTCGCCTGTGACCTACCTTTGGGAGCACGCTGCAAGCATCGAAATCTACGTCGCGCATCCCGAAGCATCTGCCAGAGACGCGCGCATGGACGAGCTGCTTCGGGCGCTTGGCACCTTGATCTTGGCTGATCCGACTTTGGCTGGACAGATCGACCATGCCGAAGTGATGCCGCCCAAATTTGAAGACGTTACCCCCGAAGGGTCTGTGGGCATCAAGGCCTGCACGCTGGACGTGGTGATGCATTACGCGAGCAGCCATCCCTTGGCCTGATCGCACCACAAACCTTAACCACTTGGAGACTCATCATGGCTCGTGCTTATGGCGCGAACGCCAGCCTATTGGCTGCGTTTGAACCCACCTACGGAACCACCCCGACAGGCGACTTTGGAAAAATTCCCTTTGTCTCCACCACCCTGGGCTCGGAACAGGGCTTGATTGCCAACGATCTGATTGGCTTGGGTCGAGACCCGAGTGCGCCCATCCGTGACGTGATCAAGGTCGAGGGCGATATCGTTATTCCCATTGACCTGCGCAACATCGGCATGTGGCTCAAAGCCTTGCTCGGAAGTCCGGTGAGCCTTGGAGATACCGCGCACACCCACACTTTCGTTTCTGGCAACTCAGGTCTGCCGAGCTTGTCGTTGGAGACGGGACTTCCGGACATTCCGGCGTACTTCCTTGCCTCTGGGGTGATGGCCAACTCGCTGCAGGTGAAGTTCGCCCGCTCTGGTGCAGCGGACGCCACCTTGGGTCTGATTGCGCAAGGCGAGGTCAAGCGAACTGCCAGCGCAGACGCGACGCCCACGACCTTGCCGATCACTCGCTTCAACCAGTTCCAGGGCTCGATCAAAAAGAATGGCCAAGCCCTGGGTAACGTGGTGGCAGCGCAGTTGACCTATTCGAACAATCTGGCGCGAATCGAAACCATTCGTTCCGACGGAAAGATCGAAGGGGCTGACCCCACGGTGGCCAGTTTGACGGGCAACTTGGAGGTTCGCTTCGCGGACACGGAGTTGATCGATGCCGCGACCAACAACACGCCGCTGGAGCTGACATTCAGCTATGTCATTGACGCCACCAAGAGCCTGACCTTCATCGCGCATGAGGTCTACCTACCCAAGCCCAAGCTCTCAATCTCTGGCCCCGGCGGCATCCAGGCCACCTTTGACTGGCAGGCGGCCAAGAACACCGCAGCCGGGCACATGCTGACCGTGCAACTCGTCAATGACGTGGTTGCGTACTGAATTTAAGAGGCAAACATGCTCAAACTCAATCTGAAACGTGAGCCATATTGGCTCGACCTGGTCCAAGGCGTGCGCATCAAGGTCAAACCTGCAACCACTGCACTGGTCATGGCGGCTCGTCATGCTGCAGCCCTCATCGATGGCAAGGACCACGCGGCAGCCGGAGAGCGCACTGCAACCCTGATTACCGAGTTGGCCAAGGCTGCCATCTTGGCTTGGGAGGGCGTGGGCGACGAAAAAGGAAAAGCCGCAGCCGTCACGCCGGACGGCATCGCTGCGCTCATGGAGCTTTGGCCGGTGGCTGATGCGTTCGAACGTGAATACCTGGCAGCGCTCTATCTTCTGGATGCCGAAAAAAACGGCTAAAGGCCCGCACCGAATGGCACTTCGGTGGCGGGGCCACTTATTGCGAGGCATGCGAGACGACCTGTCCTGAGTGTCCGTACCTGGTGAATTCGCCTCGGACCGAAGAGGGTTGGCAGGCCCTCGCGGTGCTGGATGTCTGTTCCTCCCAAGTACGTGCAGTTCAAGGCGCAGTGCTGGGTATGGACTTCAACGCATGGATGTCCGCCAGCCAGGCACTTGATGCAGACCCCGCTGCCATGACCCATTTATTTCCTGCCGTAGAGGCGGGCCTGACGCAAGCATTGAACAAACCATCTCCGGACAACCCACATGGCTGAACGTAACCTATCGATTCGACTGGCTGTCATTGACGGCGGCAAAGTCAAAGCCGAACTGGCAGACGTGGGTGAGGCCGGAGAGCGATCTCTCAAGAAAATCGAGTCAGCATCGCAGCCTGCCTCTGCCGGTCTGAATATGTTGTCCAAGGCGGCCAATGATGCCTTTGTGCGTATGGAGGACGCTACGTCTCGTCTTGGGATGCTGGGCAGCGTGCTCGGTCGCCTTGGCCCCGCTGGGTTGATCGTGGGGGCATCCGTTGCAGCGGTCGGTTATGGCATGCATCAGCTGGTCGTCCCGGTCGCTGAAGTGGGCGAAGAGCTCAACAAGCTATCCCAGAAAACGGCTGTCTCGGTCGAGGCCTTGTCGGCGTTGCTCTATGCCTCCGAGCTGTCGGACGTGAGTGCGGAGAGCCTGACCAAGGCGCTCAAATTCCTCTCAACCGCCATGTTTGACGCCAAGGTCAAGGGCGGCGAAGGCAGTGCAGCACTCAAGGCATTCGGGGTATCTGCGCTGGATGCACAAGGGCAGATCCGTCCGACTGAGCAGGTGCTGCTGGACCTGGCTGAGAAGTTCGCGGCCATGCCTGACAGCGCAGAAAAGGCAGCGCTGGCCGTCAAACTGTTTGGCAAGAACGGTCTGGACATGATCCCCATGCTCAACCAGGGGCGCGATGGACTGACCGAGATGATGGAAGAGGCTAAGCGCCTCGGGCTGGTCATGTCCGCCGATGCAGCACGTGCTGCAGAGGAGTTCAACGACAACATGAAGCGCTTGCACGCGGTCAACGAAGGCGTACAGCGCCAAATCGGATCCGCGTTGCTGCCGATCCTGGCCGACCTGACGGAGCAGATGTTCCTGGCCAAGACCGAGGCAGGTGGCTTTACGAGTGAGTTGCAGGCGATCACGCACAACCGCCAGCAAGTCCTGTCCTTTCTTGAGGAGGTAGCGACTGGTCTTGGATTCATCGCCGAATCGGCGGTGCTTGCCAAGCGTGTGATCAGCCAGCCGTTTGACAGTCTGCAGGTGGTCGCTAAAGACGTAGAGACCTGGATCAAGACCGACATGCTGCGCTCCATGAAGTCCATGGGCTATGACGAGACGCAGATCAATGCCGAAATCGCCAAGTTACAAGCAGCCCGCGATCGATTCGTCGAGGCGGCTAACGACCGATTGACGCATTTGACGGACAACCCTGGCTACGTCAACAAGATCGAAAAGTTCTTTGATGAACAGCGGCGCACTGTGCGAGTCATGGGCCAGAGGTTTGTTCTGGATACTGCCGAGCAAGCCGCACAGGTTCAGAAAATTTATGACGAATTCCTTCCCAAGATGCCTCGTAAGCGGCCTAGTGGTTTGGACCTAACTGGCTTTGAGAAGAACAACGAGGGATTGCAGTTCCTGAAGCAGCTCGAGCAGCGTGCTACGCGAGTCACTCAAGGCGAAGGCGCTGAGTTGCGCGCACGGGCCTTGGAGTTGGAACGTAAGGGCTACGCAGGCGTCGTTAAGGAAGCGGAAAAGTACATCGACGCTATTGAGCGGATGGAAAAGCAGAAAGAAGCCGACAAGAAGTTCGAGGAGTACGAGAAGGAGCTGCAAAAGGTCCATCAGATCACCGAGAACTACATCGGCAACAACCGCCTCAAGCAGGAAGAGTTACAGCTCAAGCGACAACTTCTGGACGTTGGTGAGGTTGAGCGGGCCGCATTACAAACCCGCTTCGAGATGGAAAAGGCCGCAGTCATGGCATTACGCCAGGCCGAGCAAATCAACGATCCCGGGCTCAAAGCCGAGGCCATCGCTGCGATTAACGATGCCTTGGCGCGGCAGTTGCCGATCGTCGAGCAGCTCGCTCGGGCCAACGTCGAATACCAGCGCAGCTTTGACTATGGCCTTCGCAGTTCCCTGCGCACCTATATTGAGGACGCGACCAATGCGGCCAAGCAGGCTGAACGTGCCGTGACCGGTGCCTTCAAAGGCATGGAAGACGCGATGGTCCAGTTTGTAACGACCGGTAAGGTGGACTTCAACAGCT